TATGCTTACAACCAGTTGCTTGGTCGGTCGGCGCTGCCGATTGAAATGCAGATTGGCAATCAAACTGTTCCATCGGGTGCTGGCAACAAGGGCTGGCGCTACTACAACAACCCCTATTTGCGTCAGCCTACCGATCCTTTGACGGTTGGCTCTGATAGCATTCTTGATCTGGAGTGAATCATGGCTAACATCAACCAACTTTCCTCAACCTCGACATTGCAAGGCGGCGATCTTCTAGCCGTCTGGGCGCAAGACAACGGCGACACGCGAAAGGCTTCCCTGACGCTTGTGTCAGACTACATCGCTGGCACGATTGATCTGCCTGTTGACATCAGCCTAAGCCAATACTCTGCTCCCAGCGCAACGGGATTTACGGTGGCGATTACGGCTGCGAACACATGGCTGGTGTTGAACCCAACCAACGCATTTGCAGCCGGAACGATTGTTCTTCCCACTGGTGTTGCAGACCTGTCAATGGTTTCAGTTGTCACGACCCAAGCTATCACGGCGCTGACGGTTTCTGTGTCTGGTGCTGCTGTAATCGGTGCGCCGACATCCGCTGCGGCCAACACGGCCTTCACTCTGCGCTACGATGCAGTTACCAACTCTTGGTATCCCGAAAATCAGAACTTTCTGAGCGCGACTGCGTTTGCTCTGACCTTGCTGAACGATCCTGACGCTGCAACGGCTCGAGCGACCTTGGGTCTTGGGACGATTGCAACGCAGGCTGCGGCCAGTGTGGCTATCACAGGCGGATCAATCACTGGCATCACAGACCTTGCGGTTGCTGATGGCGGAACGGGATCATCCACGGCTTCTGGTGCGCGAACCAATCTTGGCGCTGGTGCAGTTGGCGCAAACGTATTCACTGCGGCCACGGCACTTGCAGCGCAGCAGGCTATGGACACCGAGGTTGGCGTGGATGTGCAGGCATACGATGCTGACCTTGGCGCTTTGGCTGGATTGGCTACGAACGGCATGATCGCACGCACTGGTGCTGGAACGGCGTCTGTGCGCACCATTACTGCCGGGGCTGGCATCGTCGTTGCGAATGGTGACGGCGTTGCTGGAAACCCAACCATTACGTCAACAGACGTTCTTGAGAGTGTCTCTGCTGCTACCATTGCTTCCATTGTCAGCGGGATCAACACCACTGGCAAGGCTGCTGGGAGAATGGTCTGGGACACCACCAACGGAAGAATCAAAGTGGCAACGGGTGCGCTTGCTGCATCGTCGTGGGTGAACGCGGATGGCACAACCGCTGTGATACCTACCTAATATGACACAGCCACCACGGCATACAATGTAAAGGAAAGCAAAATGTCCACGTTCATCTATCCTGCGTCAGTCTCTACCCAAACAGATGTTTCGATCCCAGTTGGTCAGACGCTGGTTGTCGGCAGCACTGGCAATCAGCAATCGTTTGTAAACGTCAATAACACGCTTGTGTCGCTGTCAGATCGCGCACAGGCTTTTGGCCCATACACTGGCGACCGCATTGCAACCATCACCAACTATTATTCCACTGTGGAATATGCTGTTGGTCTTTCTCCAGCGCTGCGCAGTTTCCCGAATCTGGTTAGTGAAAACTTCGTTGGTGTTGGTTTGGTTGAACCCGCAGCAACCTTCGCAACGCTGACCTATGAAACCAACGCTGGCTTAGTTCGCCTTGTCAGCGCCGGAGCGCACGGGCTGACCGCAGCAATCTCTGTTGGGGCAAGCGTCTATGTGACTTGGGCAACAGGCACGGGCGTCAATGGCCTTTACGCTGTCACCGCGCTGGATGCGGACACAACGGGCGTCAAGATCACCATCAACTACCCCTACGTTTTGGGCCTTGGCACTCCGACTGTTGCGGTGGCAAACACTGTTGTCACTCTGGCATCAGTGACCATTCCCGCATTCTCAATGGGTATCGGCGGCGGGATGGAAATCGACTCGCTGTTTTCGATGACGAACAATGCCACGGTTAAAACGCTTGGCATGACGCTTGCGGGAACATCTATTCTGTCAGCAGCACTTGCAAGCAACGCAAGCGTTTCTGTCCAGAAGAACTTGGTTAACCGTGGATCATCTACGATTATTACCAACTCAACAACATCGGTTGGCCACGGCCTATCAACAGGTGCAATTGTTTCGGTGACTGCAGATGCAACGACCGATCTGGTGTTCGCAATCACAGCACAGCCTGCCACGGCAAATAACCTGATGCGCCTAGAATACTTCAAACTCAACATCAGCTTCTGAGGTAGTTGATGCAAATCCCAATTTTGTCGGGCATCTACGCAGACGGATCGCCAAACTTTCGGACATCATATCCGAAAAACATGGTTCCCGTTCCTAAAGAGAATGGGATTTCGAAAGGCTATCTGCGGCCCGGCGAAGGGATCGTTGAACTAGGAAATGGCCCCGGCATCAGTCGCGGGGCCATTAACTGGAACGGCGAACTTTACCGCGTGATGGGGACTAGCTTGGTTTCCATTTCTGGTAGCAATGTTGTCACAGTGATTGGCGATGTTGGGTCAGGTGGCCGCGTTACGTTTGACTATGGCTTTACCTATCTAGCTGTAACATCGGGCGGTCGGCTGTATCTGTATGACGGCACCACTCTGACACAAGTGACCGATCCAGACCTTGGCGTGGCTCTAGATGTGGTTTGGGTTGATGGTTACTACATGACCACTGATGGCGAGTTTCTTGTCATCACAGAATTGAATGACCCGTTCTCTGTGAGTCCTCTGAAGTATGGCTCGTCTGAAGTTGACCCAGACCCGATCAAAGCCATCTGGAAACTGCGCAACGAAATCTATGCTCTGAACCGCTATACCATCGAGGTGTTTGACAATACAGGTTCGGCAGGGTTTCCATTCCAGCGAATCAGCGGTGCGCAAATCCAGAAAGGCACAGTCGGAACCTTTGCCTGCTGTGTGTTCATGGATGCCATTGCGTTTATCGGCGGCGGTCGGAATGAGGCACCAGCAATCTATCTTGGGGCCAATGGAAACGCGCAGAAGATTTCCACCCGTGAGATTGAAGAAGTCTTGCAGGAATATACCGAAGCCGAGTTGAGTATATCCTATATCGAAGAAAAGATTGACCGGGCGCACCAGCACCTGATCGTCCACCTACCGCGCCACACGTTCGTGTTTGATGGCGCTGCATCAACCGCGCTGTCTATGCCCGTTTGGTTCATGCTTTCGTCTACGTTGGTTGATGAGGACATCTGGAACGCGACCGAGTGCGTGTGGTGCTATGACCGCTGGAACGTGGCGCATCCCACAACTACCCAATTTGGCTATCTTGTCGACAACATCAGCACCCACTGGGGCGAAACCATTGGCTGGGAGTTCGGCACGCTGATCGTCTACAACGCTGGCAACGGCGCTTTGTTCCACGACATGGAATTGGTCAGCCTGACAGGCTCAACAGCATTCGGCGTCGATCCCACGATCTGGACGCAGTATTCGGTCGACGGCATCACTTGGAGCGTCGAGAAGGGCATCAGCGCAGGGACCATAGGACAGCGCAACAAGCGCCTAGTCTGGTTCCAGCAGGGGAACATGCGGAACATGCGGATGCAGCGCTTCCGGGGCACCTCTGACGCTCATGTGGCCGTTGCAGCACTGGAGGCGCGGGTTGAACCGCTGGCATTCTAATGGCTGACCCAACAGTTCCAACACGCAACCAGATCGCGGCACTTGCCCAGAATGACCCGGCAATGATCAAGGCGCTTGAACGTCTGTTCATCGTGGCGGGTGATTTAACGCCTGCCGACATTGCCACGCTGACGCAACTGATTATTGACAACAGCTACGCCACTGGCGCAGCAGACAACAAAGCAGATGTTGCACTGTCTGAAGCTGGGATAGCAAAGGCGTTGGCCGATCTGGTGGCGCGTGCGCCATCACCTGCGTCTCAAGAGCAAATCAATAGTCTACAACAGCAGATTTCCGCGTTGCAGCAAACTCCGCCGCCCAAAGAATACCGCACGCCGCGTTATGGGTCTTTCTACGACACGACATCACAGACGGCTGCTGCAATCAACACCGCTTACGCCATGACGTTCAACACCACAGACCTGTCAAATGGGGCCTATCTGGGAACGCCAACATCCCGCGTCTATGTTGATCGTTCCAAC